NGATTACTCTAGCCGGATCCCCGACTCTCTTATTTCCTTAAGTTAGTTCGTGTATTGATTATCTGTCTTGATCAGTATAGGTTAGCAATGGATACTGGTTTGAAATTTCTTGTTTCTGGGGGTTTAGCCACCTCATCTGTTATTAGGAAAGTGAGTGCTGTGAGTTCATTGGATTCGTCCCTTCCTTCATCATCTATATTATCTGCCATCCATGGGTCTTGGACTAGTGCTATCAGCCACGATTGTAGTAAGATTGCCAAGGTTGCCGCCATAGTTGGGATTGGTTATCTTGGGGTTAGGATTGGTGCCGCTTGGTGCCGCCGTACTCCCGGAATAACGAATTCCATAATCACCTATGGGGAAGAAGTGGTTGAGCAAGTGAAGGTAGATATTGATGAAGATGCTGAAGAGGAGTCCGATATTGGTGAGGAAATTGTGGTTGGTACGATAGGTATTGGTATACACACAAACGTCAACCCTGAAGTTCGAGCTAAGCGCAGACATAGATCGAGGCCATTCATCAAGAAGATCGTGAATTTAACGAAGAATCACTTCGGTGGATGCCCCGACTCTAGTAAATCGAACGTCATGGCTGTAAGTAAATTCGTTTATGAACAATGTAAACAGCACAATTGTCTTCCACATCAAACGAGATTGATCATGAGTATTGCAGTTCCATTGGTGTTAAGTCCCGACATGTACGACATTTCCAGCAAAGCTCTGCTAAACAGCGAGATATTGACAGAAAACAGAGCCACGCTGGACCGCCTCAAAACTCTCGACGGGTGGCTAACACACTTGGTGTGCCACCCCCTTAGCGCGAAGGCTTGGAGGCGGGCAATTGACAACTTGTGTGGTCTTCCAGATTGGAAGGCTTTCAAGTTGGTCAACTAGGGGTGCCTGGAGGAGCTCGCTGGGTTCTGTACTTCGGTACGGAGAGGGACACACCCAGACATGACCGAGTTTCCTCAGGATCGTCCCATTAAGACACGCAAACTGTATTGTTTAGGGGGAGTTGGAACTAGCGTGAAGTTCAACGTGCACAATAACTCTCTAGCTAACCTTCGGCGCGGTCTAGTTGAGCGCGTTTTCTTTGTTGAAAATGATAAGAAGGAACTGGAGCCTGCCCCTAAACCTCTTAGTGGTGCGTTTGATCGCTTAACTTGGTTTCGTCGGAAACTCCATAGTATTGTGGGTACTCATTCCAGTATTAGTCCAGGTCAGTTCTTGGACTTCTATACTGGCAGGAGGCGCACGATTTATGAAGGTGCTGTGAAATCGTTGGAGGGGTTAAGTGTTCAACGAAGGGATGCCTATCTGAAAACGTTTGTTAAAGCGGAGAAGATTAATACCACTAAGAAACCTGACCCAGCTCCGCGGGTTATACAACCGAGGAACGTAAGATACAACGTTGAGGTTGGTCGTTATCTACGTAGGTTTGAGCATTACCTCTATCGAGGAATTGACGAAATCTGGAATGGCCCCACCATAATAAAAGGATACACTGTCGAGCAAATTGGGAAAATCGCCCGTGACGCATGGGACTCCTTCGTTAGTCCTGTAGCAATCGGATTTGACATGAAAAGGTTCGACCAACATGTATCCTCCGACGCTCTTAAATGGGAACATAGTGTTTATCTTGACGCTTTTTGCCACGACTCATATCTTGCAGAATTGTTGAAGTGGCAATTAGTTAATAAGGGTGTTGGGTATGCTAGTGATGGAATGATTAAATATAAGGTTGATGGGTGCCGGATGAGTGGTGACATGAATACAGCTATGGGTAACTGTTTGATTGCCTGTGCCATCACGCATGATTTCTTCCGTAGTCGTGGTATCAGGGCGCGTTTGATGAACAATGGTGATGACTGTGTCGTAATATGCGAAAAAGAATGTGCCGCGGTGGTTAAAGCCGACATGGTAAGGCACTGGAGACAATTCGGGTTTCAATGCGAACTCGAATGCGATGCAGAAATCTTCGAGCAAATTGAGTTTTGTCAAATGCGGCCTGTGTACGACGGGGAAAAATATGTGATGGTACGGAATCCCTTGGTTAGCCTATCCAAAGATTCCTACTCAGTCGGCCCTTGGAATGGAATCAACCATGCACGCAAGTGGGTCAATGCAGTTGGCTTGTGTGGCTTATCCCTCACTGGTGGAATTCCTGTTGTCCAAAGTTATTATAATATGATGATCCGCAACACTCAGTCCGTGAACAGTTCTGGCATACTTCGCGATGTCAGTTTTGCTAGTGGATTTCGGGAGTTAGCGCGATTGGGTAACAGGAAAAGTGGTGCCATATCTGAAGACGCCCGTTTTAGCTTTTATCTCGCATTTGGCATTACTCCAGATTTACAACGTGCCATGGAAAGTGACTATGATGCTCATACTATAGAGTGGGGTTTCGTGCCCCAGGGAAATCCTAGAATACAGCCAATCTCATGGACTCTCAACGAACTGTAGAATTAACTAATCCTCGGGGAAGAAGTAAAGAACGTGGTGACAGCGGGGGAAAACAGAAGAACTCAATGGGGCGAAAGATAGCCAATGATGCTATCTCTGAATCGAAGCAAGGAGTTATGGGTGCCAGCACATACATTGCTGATAAAATTAAGGTGACTATTAACTTTAATTTTTAGTGTATGGCTTGTTGCCGTTGTGACTCCAGCCCCGGGGATTACTCTGGAGCATTGCTTATATTATTTATCTCATTTGTTTTCTTTTATATTACCTCGCTTAGCCCGCAAGGAAATACTTACGTTCATCACTTCGATAGTTCTTCCGTTAAAACACAATACGTTGGCATCTCTACAAATGGCGATGGTTAAACGCATTAATAATTTACCCACAGTGAAGCTTGCTAAGCAGGCTCTACCCCTGCTTGCGAATCCTAAACTTGTAAATAAAGCTATAGATGTGGTTCCTTTGGTCGTCCAAGGTGGTCGGAAATTGTCCAAGGCTGCTAAGCGGTTGCTTGGCGCTTATGGAGGCAACATTTCGTACACTGAGGGTGCCAAACCGGGTGCAATATCAGCTCCTGTCGCTATTAGTCGGCGAGTGGCTGGTATGAAGCCTAGGTTTGTCAGATCTGAAGGATCTGTGAAGATAGTTCATAGGGAGTTTATTGCCTCTGTTCTTCCTTCGAGTGATCTCACTGTCAATAATGGTGATGTCAATATCGGTAAGTATAGAGTCAATCCTAGTAATAACGCTTTATTCACCTGGCTTCAGGGACAAGCTCAACTATATGATATGTACAGATTTACTCGGCTCCGTATCACCTACATTCCTACTACCGGATCCACTTCCACGGGTCGTGTCTCTCTCCTCTGGGATAGAGATTCTCAGGACCCCCTCCCTATAGACCGTGCTGCCATTAGCTCTTATGCTCATTCCGCTGATTCAGCGCCTTGGGCTGAGAATGTTCTAGTGGTCCCATGTGACAATACGTGGAGGTACATGAATGATACCAATGCTGTCGACCGGAAGTTGGTTGATTTTGGGCAGTTCTTATTCGCTACTTATTCTGGTGCTGGTAGCACCGCCCATGGTGATCTTTATGTTGAGTATGCTGTAGAATTTAAGGACCCCCAGCCTATCGCTGGGATGGTATGTATGTTTGATCGCTTGGTCTCTCTTTCCGAAGTTGGATCCACTATCAAGGGTGTCAATTACATTGCTGATCGTGATGTGATAACTACTGGGGGTAATATTGGTGTTAACATCAATATTCCCGGGACTTATCTCGTCACGATTGTTCTTAATGCTACATCGATTGGTCCCCTCACCTTCACTGGTAATTCTAAACTTGTAGGCAACAGTCTTAATCTTACCAGCAGTGGTGCATCTGCTCTTACGTTCACCCTTAACTCCACCGGTGTGCCCAACAGTAGCGATTCTTCATTCTCTGTGGGTACCGTTGTTGCCTTGACTAGGGTGCGTATGACGATCACTCGCTGCTCTCCAGAAACTGCTTACCTCGCCTAATTTGATTTACTGCACTCCAAATCCGGTCTCCCTTGTTCCTACCTGTTCTCAGCCTGATATCTGTTCTGGTGTCCTATAGGCGTCCTTGTCGTGTGTAGTGCGGTCTGGCTAACCGTAATGGCGTATCGGCTTGGATTTCCGATGATTTGGCTCCGGGATGTACGACATAGCTGAAGATGGTTGGAGTTTGGTGGACCACCGCTAGCAAAATACACTCTGTGTGGGGCGTGCTAGTGGATAGTCATGTATGTTTGAGATGGGTTATAGGCCCATCCCTTT